TATGGTGCAGATCAAGCAGTAAAACAAACTGATTTCGATGATAGGGTAGATGTTATACCGGTTGCCGACCCAAATATCATGAGTATGGCACAAAGAGTAACGCTTGCTAACGAAAATTTAAAGATTGCTATGTCAAATCCTATGATGCACAACTTGAGAGAGGCATATCGTAGAGTTTATGAAGCATTAGGGACTCAAGACATAGATCAAATACTTATTCCACAAGAAAAACCAATGCCTAAAGATCCTGCAACCGAAAATATGGAATCTATTATGCAAAAACCATTAAAAGCATTTCCTCCACAAGACCATGATGCCCATATTGCAGCCCATGTAGCCTTTATGCAAACAAGAATGGTTCAAATTAATCCTCAAGTATACTCATCCCTACAAGCACATATATCTGAGCACGTTTCACTAAAAGCTCAAGGAGAAGTTGGTGCAATGGTACAAGAGGATCCTAATTTACAACAAATGTTACAACAAGATCCACAAGCTGCACAAATAAGAATGGAATCTATGATTGCTAGAAGAGTTGCAGAGATAACTACTGAACTTGCTCAAGGTGAAGCTATGGGTCAACAGAAAGATCCACTTGTTGCATTAAAAGAAAGAGAACTAGATCTTAAAGCAGTTGATATTCAAAGAAGAGCTGAACAAGATATGAATTCAAATGAGATTAGAGAAAACGAAATTGATGAAAGATTAGATATTGAAAAGATGAAACTAGAAAACAACGAGGATCAAGCAGCAGAAAGAATTAGAATTGCTGAGGAGAAACTTGAAATTGCTAGAAGGAAGAAAAAATAATGAAAAGAAAAATCAGAAAATATAGAGGTGGAGGAATGGATGCTTCTAAGGCTGATTTTAAAGCCAGCTCAAGTCCTTTTTCTGCTGGATACAAAGGGGCTAAAGCTACAACTACAGTAAATAGAACAAGCCCAGGAGGAAATAATAAAACCACGACTACCGTAACAGGAGGTGGAGTTAATGGTAATCCTGTAACTAAAGCCAAAAACTTTGTTCAAAATATAGGATACCAAACAAAACAATTAGCTACAAAATATCTTGGATTAGATAAAAAACCAAAAACTAAAAATTTAAATGATTATAGAGTGACTACAAGAGAAATAGGTATAATGAATAGAAATAAAACAGGTATAGATAGAAAACTATCTACTGCAAAAGATATTAAAGAAGCTTTTGAATTACAAGGTGCCTATGAAACCAAAAGAGGTATTAAAGGTATGCTACCTGGTGCATTAAAAATAGGTGCGACTATGCTTAGTAAACCTTTAGAAAAAGGAACTATAAGAAATAGAAAATTTTTTGAAAAAAGTGTTTTAGGAACAGATAAAAAAGGAAGTTTATATTCAGATAAAAATTTTGATGGTTTAGGAGTAGAAAAAAGAAATGAAATTTATAAAAAATATGCAAAAGATAGAATGGACAGAAAAATTGATGCATTTGGAAGACCAATACGTCAAGGAGCAGGAGAAGGTGCTCAAGCTAAATGTCCTGACGGAACTTTTCCACCATGCATAAAAACACCACCGGTTACAGCAGTGCCAAAAACATCTGCAGCTCCTACAAAATTTTTTGATTTTCAAGCATATAATTCTGGTGGTGTATCAAGTGGTCCACCACCAAAAAGAGGACCCAATCCTCAAGTTCCACCTGTAAAATTATCAAGAGGTGGAGGTGCTGCAATAAGGGGACTTAAATTCAAAGGAGTATTTTAATGTGGTTTCAAGCTATTAAACTTGCAGTTTCTGCAGGATCAAAAATTTACGCAAATAAACAAAAAGCTAAGATGGCAATGTCAGATGCACAATTGTTACATGCTGAAAGACAAGCTCGAGGTGAGGAAGCTTACCAAGGAAAACTTTTAGAGGCTAGACAATCGGACTGGAAGGACGAGGCCGTTTTGATAATTTTAAGTTTGCCCGTGTTGGTGCTCGCTTGGGCAGTCGTATCGGATGATCCAACTGCTATGGACAAAGTAAAATTATTCTTCGATATGTTCTCGCAGCTCCCGTCATGGTTCACAAATCTTTGGATCCTTGTCGTAGCATCGATATATGGAATTAAAGGAACTCAAATCTTCAGAAATGGTGCAGGTAAAAAATGAACTTTAATGAGATGTTAAGAAACTGTTGGGAAGAAGCTAAGAGATATGAAATAGGATCTTATCTTTATGTTGCAGAAAGTCCTGCAAGTTTAAAATATCAACAATGTGTTTTTTATGGAAGAAATAACACATCAATTATTATTGTGTGTGACTCTGAAGGTAAAACAGTTTTGAAAGAAGTAGATATGCCTTATATGGATTGTCTACCAATTAGACATCCTGCAAAAATTTCACAAGAAGAATCTCTACAATATTTATATGATGCAGGTCATAGAGATGATTGGAAATCAGTTACATTTAGAAAACCTTTAGGACCTGTACCATACAATCCATTATATATTTACACTTATCAAAAAAATGATGGTGCAGTATCTTATTGGGCTGTTGATTCAACTAATGGTGACGTTATGGAGTTATTTTAAATGAATTTAGAAAAAGATTTACAAAGATTAAAAAAAGAAAAAGCATTAAAAGAATCTGCTATTGCTCAACTTAGAAAAAGAAGCAAAGACTCTAATGCTAGACCTAGAGCAGAAAAAAATATTTTATCAAATAATCCAGAGATGCAAAAAATTTAATGAGAAAAAAAGAAAACCCAATTAGAAAAACTACTACAGGTAAAGGTGCAAATTATAGACCAACCAAATCTGGTGCCGGTATGACTGCTAAAGGTGTAAGAGCTTATAGAGCAGCGAATCCTGGTTCAAAATTAAAAACAGCCGTGACTGGTAAAGTCAAGAAAGGTTCAGCAGCTGCTAAACGTAGAAAGTCATATTGTGCAAGATCACTTGGACAACTTAAACGATCTTCTGCTAAAACTAGAAATGATCCTAATTCTAGAATTAGACAAGCTAGAAGACGTTGGAAATGTTAGATAGATTAGTATATAGATTTTTTGGTTTTTTAGATGATGCCGTTGCATTTGTTGAAACAGGTGCTATAAGAATGACTGAATGGTGTTGGCATTCAAGAGTAAATTTACTAAACAAAAGGAGAAAGAAAAATGTTAAACGAAGAAACAGTAATAATTCATAAAGTACAAAAACATCTTAAAGAGTCTTATCAAGATATAGCAGATGCCATGATAGGTGGTGCTATTGACAATATGGAAAAATACAAGTATATGATGGGACAGGCACATGCCTATTTAAAAATATCACAGGAAATCTCTAACCTGCTAGAACCAAAGGAGCAAAAAAATGATATTGAAAGATCAGAAAACGTCGTCGACTTCGAACGACCCGAAAGTTAAATCGGCACTATTAGATAAATACGACGAAGAAAATCAAAAAGAAATAGACGGTTACGAACGTCTTAAAACAAAAGAATCAAATAAATTACCTAAACCAACTGGATGGAGATTAGTTGTTCTGCCATTTAAAATGCCAGAAAAAACTAAAGGTGGATTGTTACTTGGACAAGAAACTTTAGAGAGACAACAAATTGGATCTACTTGTGGTTTAGTTCTTGCAATGGGTCCGCATTGTTATGACAAAGATAAATTTCCAGAAGGTCCTTGGTGTAAAAAAGGTGACTGGGTTATCTTTGCAAGATATGCAGGATCAAGAATTCAAATAGATGGTGGGGAAGTAAGAATGCTAAATGATGATGAAGTTTTAGCAACCATCGAAAACCCTGAAGATATACTTCATCAATATTAATCATAGAAGGAGATAAACTATGCCAGACGTAGAAGATAATAAATTAGTTGATATAGATACATCAGGTCCTGATACAGAGGTTGAGTTAGAAGAAATTCAAACAGAAACATCTGAAGTAGAAACACCAACTGAAGATAAAGAAGTAGATAAAACGTTTGAAAACGAACGTGAAATCAAACTAGAAGAAAAGAAAGAAGATCCTGAAAAGGACGATAAAGAAAAAGAATTAGAAAAATACTCTGATGGAGTACAAAGAAGAATAGCTAAACTAACACATAAATGGAGAGAGGCTGAGAGACAAAAAGAAGAAGCTTTAACTTATGCTCAAGCGCAAATAAAAGCAAAAGAAGAAGCTGAAAAGAAAATCTCTAGATACGAACCTGAGTTTTTTAAAAATGCTGAGGATAGTATTACTAATGGTTTAGCAGCAGCTCAAGCAAAACTTGCAGCAGCAAGAGAAGCAAATGATCTAATAGCTGAATCTGAAGCTTTAACTGCAATTTCTGAACTTGGTTATAAGAGAGCTAAATTTGAAGAGACTAAAGTTGCTCAAGAAGAATATAATCAACAAAGAGAAGAAGTTAGACAACCAGAAATAAACTTAAATAGACAACAAGCATCACAAGGAACACCTGATCCTAAGGCTGAAACATGGGCGTCAAGAAACGCTTGGTTTGGTCAAGATACAGCTATGACTTATACTGCTTTTGATCTACATAAGAAACTTACAGAACAAGAGGGTTATGATCCTCAATCTGATGAGTATTATCTTGAAATAGATAAAAGAATAAGACTTGAATTCCCCCACAAATTTGATACAACTACATCAGATAAAGGGGAAGTTCCGACCAAACCCGTACAAACAGTAGCTAGTGCGAAGCGAAGTACAAATACTGGTCGCAAAACTGTGAGACTCACATCCTCTCAGGTAGCAATCGCTAAAAAATTAGGTGTGCCACTAGAAGAATATGCGAAACAATTAAAAATCACGAAGGAGGCATAAGCATATGGAAAATAATAATGACAAAAGAGCGTCCCGTGCGAGTCAAACAAGAGAAAAAGAAGCTAAGAAAAAAGTTTGGACTCCACCTTCATCTTTAGATGCACCCCCTGCACCAACAGGTTTTAAACACAGATGGATCAGAGTAGAATCTATGGGATTCCAAGACACTAAAAACGTCGCTGGAAGAATTAGATCCGGATACGAGCTTGTAAGAGCTGATGAATATCCAGACTCAGATTTCCCAATTGTGGATGATGGTAAATACAAGGGAGTGATCGGAGTAGGAGGCCTAGTGCTGGCTAGGGTACCGGAAGAGATTGCAGAGCAAAGAACTGATTATTATCAGAAACAAGCTCAAGATAACGTCGACGCAGTTGACAACGATCTTATGAAGGAACAGCACCCAAGTATGCCGATCAATATTGATCGACAGACTCGTGTAACCTTCGGTGGTTCAAAGAAAAGTTAATTTTTTAACGATTACTAGAGCTATCCAAGGATAAACTAAACTAATGTCTAATAGGAGGACACAACTATGGCAAATCAAGACGCCGCTTTCGGATTGAAAGCAATAGGAAAAGTTGGTCAGAATAGAGACAACCAAGGTTTATCTGAATACAGCATTGCTGCAAGTTCAGCTGCGATCTATCAATGGGATCCAGTGAAAACTTCAGGCGGTTACTTATTAGTAGCTGGCGCAGGTGGCAATCTTAGAGGATCACTAAATGGTGTTTTTTATACTGACGCATCAACAAGCAAGCCTACGTGGGCTAACCACTTAGAAGCAGCTAATACAGCAACAGATATTGTTGGTTTTGTTTCTGACGACCCTTATGAAAGGTTCGAGATTCAATCAAACAATGCTGGTGCTTCAGCAGTAACTGATGTAGGTAAAACTGCAGACCTTGTTTACGCAGCAGGATCTTCACCTGACTATATCTCAGGAGTAGAGTTAGATGACTCTACTTTAAATACTACTGCTCAACAATTAAAGATCATGGGAGCATCTAAAGATCCCGACAATTCTGACGTAGCATCTGCTAACGTTAATTGGGTTGTTGTGATTGCAGAACATGAACTTAAAGTAACAACTGGTACGTAAGGAGTATAGAACATGGCGATATCAAGAGGACAACTAGTTAAAGAACTAGAACCAGGTTTGAATGCACTATTCGGACTGGAATATAAACGTTACGAGAATCAGCATGCTGAAATATACACTACTGAGTCTTCAGACAGAGCGTTTGAAGAAGAAGTTATGTTATCAGGTTTTGCTCAAGCACAGACTAAACCCGAGGGTTCTGGTGTAACTTTTGACAATGCTCAAGAGACATACACTGCAAGATACACTCACGAGACTGTAGCTTTAGCGTTTTCAATCACTGAAGAAGCGATTGAAGATAACTTGTATGACAGACTTGCTAGTAGATATACTAAAGCATTAGCTAGATCTATGGCGAACACAAAACAAGTTAAAGCGGTTAATCCGTTGATTAATGGTTTTGGAACATTCACTTCAGGTGATGGTACTGCATTATTTGCAACTACTCACCCAACAATTAGTGGAACTGTATCAAACACATTAGCAACGCCTGCCGACTTGAACGAAACTTCATTAGAGCAATCATTAATCGATATTGCTGCAATGACAGACGAAAGAGGTCTTAAAATTGCTGCAAGAGGTGTTAAAATGATTATCCCTTCTGAACTTCAGTTCACTGCTGAAAGACTTATGAAGTCTCAAGGTAGAGTTGGTA